AGTAAAAATGGCATTTGTTACAGTAGCCGAACTGAGAACTACACTCGGAATTGGTGCGTTGTACACGGATGCCGTATTGCAACAAATTTGCGATAGTTCTAATTTAATTATTGATGAATACTTAGCAAAAAACAATGCTTATGTAGATGAACAACAATTATTAAGCAAAACAGTAACCCTTTATACAGCCGACATCAATCCGTTTGTGGTTGGACAGGTTGTTACTATTAGTGGTTGCGGCAGTACCTTTAATGGTGCTAAAACAATTACTGCTGTTGATTCTTATTCAATTAGTTATGTTTTAACGGGCAGTCCAGCAGATCAAGCACTTCATCGGGTTTCACCTTATGGAACAATTACCGGCACTGTCCACATTGATTATGAAACTATTGCACCAATTTCGGAAGCCGCCATGAGCATTGCAGTAGATATTTTCCAAAGCCGTCAAGCCCCTAGTGGCGGGATGACTGGCATTGATTTTCAACCAGCCCCATATAAAATGGGCGTGTCGCTTCTCAGCCGTGTAAAAGGGCTCATTAGCCCGTGGATGTCCACTTCTGGAATGGTCGGATAATGTCTTGGGCGACCCTAAGAACATCCGTAGCGTCAGCAGTGGCAGATGCCACGCTATTTCAAACTTTTAGTTTTCCTCCTAACGCTCCCATACCTAATTCCTGCATTGTCAGTTGGGATGATCCTATGATTGAACTTGTCAACAATCAAACATCCCTAAGTTGTTACGCCAATCTAAAACTTACTTTTACAGTTCCAGCCCTAGACAATCAGGGCAACCTTGCCGGAATTGAATCAATCATCCAGAGCGCAATTGCTAAGTTAAAGACCAACTTGGTAGGCGTTACAATTAGAACTGTATCTGCTCCACAAATTTTCTCATTGCCAAGTGGGGATCTAATGAGTGCAGATGTCAGTTTACAAGTCATCACTACTTTTGGGAGTTAATATGGAGTCATACAAGGTAATTGGCGATTCACTCGTTGCCGGTAAAGCAAAGGGTGAAATTGTCATGGCAGATGAGTTAGATAACGCTGAGTCAATCAAGTATCTAATTGATAACGGTCATATCGAAACAGAAACTAAAAAAGCAAAGGATAAAGAATAATGGCAGTATTCCTCGGTAACGGCGTTCAGTTGTCAGTCAATTCGATCAACTTGAGCGAGTATGTTAAAAGCGTAACCCTTAACCAAACCTTCGACACCATTGATGTAAGCGCAATGGGCGCGGTTGGTCATTCTCAAATCGCAGGACTTGAGAACTCAAGCATAACCATCGAGTTCATGGCAGATTTCGCAACATCAAAAGTTAACCAGACAATCAACGGTGCAATTGCAGGAAACGGTTTAGTTGGTTCAACTACTTCAGTTAAAGTAATTCCAGCAGCGGGAACCGTCGGCGCAGCGAATCCACTTTACACTTCAACATGTTTAGTGATTGAATGGCCACAGGTTTACAATGTAACAGAACTCGCAAGCGTATCTGTAACATGGCCTGTAAACGGTGGAATTGTTAAAACAATCACAGGCACTATTTAATAAACTAACGAAGGGATAACGATGAAACTCAAGGTAACACTAGAGGATGGTTCTACAGGTTCTTATCAGATAACACCTAAGATTGAGGTCGAATTTGAAAAGTTCGTGGGCGGCGGTTTTGCACTTACCCTTAGGGATCAAGAGCGCCAAGAACATGTGTACTACTTGGCTTGGCTATGTTTGAAGAACAATGGACAAACAGTCAAACCATTTGAGAACGGTTTTCTAGATACCTTGAGTCTTGTCGAACTGGAGTTAGACGACCCAAATGGCTAACGCGGGAATCTCGGACTTATGAAGTTGCGGCTCTCGCAATAGCAACAAACTCATCGCCTAACGAGATTATGGCGTTGGATCATTGGATGTACAAGGCACTTAAAGCGGTACTAGAGGAAAGGCACAGGGCAAACAAAAATGCAACCCGAAGTGCTAAAACTATTAGGCGTTAAAGACCTCGAAACAGCGTTAAAAGAGTTTGATGAAGCCAGCAAAAAAGCAATGGATAAATCAATTAATAAGGCTGCAGAAACAATTAAAGTGCATGCAAGAACTTACATTAAAGATGACAGTATTCCTGGACTTAGCCGGTGGAAAGATGCTGCAAGATTTACCGTTAGAACTCAAAATCAAAGTGCTAACAATGTGCGTACATTTCCGCGTTACGATGTTTCATCAATGAAGGCTGGATTAAAGACAAAAAAACAACGCGGCAAGTATTCCAATACCAAAGGTTTTTCAACAGCGGTTGCAGTCGAACAGATGTCGCCCGCTGGTAACATTTATGAAAAAGGTGGCATTGTTGCTGGTAATGGCGCTCGCAAAAATAACAGCCTAAACCCTTTTGCGCCATATCAATTTAAGTTAAAATTGCAAAGTTTTTATTTCATTACTAAAGGTCGCGGTAGAGCGTTGATTCGTGCAGGTCGTGAAGATGCTGGTAAGGCTAATTCTATGATCTCACGCGCTCAATTTGCGGCTGAGTTAAGTTTGCAAAATAAATTTAATCGGGAAGCGGCTAAAAATGGCTAGATTTATAATCAGTGGTTTATGGAAAGATAAAGCCGTTAAGGATGCCACAAAAAGCATTAAGGGTTTAGAAAAAACCACAGACTTTTTTTCTAGAAGTAGTCGTAAGTATTGGTTGGCTGCTACTGCTGCCGCGGGTTATTATGCTAAGAAACTTGCTAAGGATTCAGTACAAGCCGCATTATCAGATGCTAAGAGCCAGCGAGTTTTAGCACAAACATTAGGTAATGTTGTTAACGCCAATGAAGCGGCAACAATCTCAGCAGAAGCATCTATTCAAAAGTTAAGTAAACAATATGGCATAGTTGATGATGATTTAAGACCTGCGTTATCTTCATTGGTTTTAAACCTTAAAGATGTTACTAAAGCAACTAACGCACTTGATTTAGCGGTGCAAATTAGCACTGCAACAGGTGCAGAATTATCGCAAGTAACTAGTGCATTGAGCAGAGCCTACACAGGCAATCTAACCTCATTAGGAAAGTTAAGATTAGGAATTACTAAAGCCGAATTAAAATCTGGTGATTTAGATAAAATCATGTCTAAGTTACGCAAGACTTTCGGTGGTTTTGCCAAGGCAGAAATGAACACTGTAGAAGGTAAGTTTAAGTTAATCACAGTTGCAGCCGGTGAAGCCGAGGAAGTAATTGGCACGGCATTAGTAGAGGCATTTATTAGGGCTATTGATGCAGGTAATGGCATTGAAGATATTGGCAAAAAGATAGAACAATTATCATACAAAACAGCCGACCTTATTACAGGTTTAACTACACCCGTTGGTGTTAAAAACAAAAACAGTTTACTTGGAGAAATGTTTTCTGGATTTACCCAATTACGCAAACCTGTAGATTATATTGTTAACAAAATTATTGCCATTGGTACTGAACAAAGAAAATCAGCAGCCATAACACTTGCTGCGAGTAAAATGCGAATATCAGCAGCCAATGTGGAAGCCATTGCAAAAAGGAAACTTGAAGGTGTTACTGATGCTAAACCTGATACTCGTACTGAGTTACAGCGCATTGCCGATGCCGCTGCTGCTCAGGCTGGATTTAAGGTGGCCGAGGATCTGGATTCACTGAATAAGATTGCTGCTGCTAATCGTTTAGCCGAAAATAGAACTTATCAATTTGAATACATTAATTCATTGCAAGATCAAGTTGCAGAGTTTGCTAAATCCGAAGCCGCTAAGGTTACATTAGCCCGTAAAGGTATTGCTGAAATTGAGGCGATGTTAACTGCACTTGGCACAAAAGCCAGCAATGGATTTGATATTAATTTTTACATGAAAGTATTTGGAGCCGGTCAAGGTGGTACTCAAACACCCACTGGAAGCGGCGCCGGTGGCGGCGGTGGAACTGCGCCAATCAGTTCTATCCAAGATGTAATCAATGCTGAAATGGCTATTGATCGCCCATTTATGCCAGGAGATCCAGGTTACACGGGAACTGCTGGACAAACTGTTAATAATTACAATGTCAGTGTTACTGCACAAGGTTCTATTTTAGCCGAACAGGAATTAGAAAACTTATTACTTCAAGGCATCCAACGCGTTCAATTTTTAGGAGCCAATCCAATCCTAACTAATGGTGGCAGGTAATGGCATTAGCACCAACGCTAGTTGCCACAATCGTACTAAGTGGCGGTGCATCGTTCGCGCCACCCCTTTTGCTTGATTCGCCATTAACTCCAATTGGTGTTGGTACATTAGGAAGCGGCGAACAATACCAATCAATTGATGTTTCTAATCAAGTAATGAAAGCATCTATTCGCAGGGCTTACAATCGTTTAAGCGATTC